GTTCGCCAGTCCTGAAGCCGGGGGCCGCACAGGCGGTGGGAGTGCCCCTAGAGTCCACCGCTTATGAGCTTGACGTCCTTTCCAAGATCGATTGGGCGTTTCAACTACACCCCAAGGACATCAAGCTCAAGCCGCGGCTGGGGTTCTCGGGTTCGTTCTTCAAGAGTGCCCTCATCATCGGGCACGACGGCAGGCCTCGCGTCCCGCGACTAAGGGAACACGTCCACTGCAAGCGCCTTCACGCTGGCCACAAGGTAGCGGCCGCCTCTAGGAATATCGCTCATGCGGTTTCTGCGAGAGTGGCTGCCGACCATGCGGCCGCGGAGGGGGTGCGGATCATGGAGATTGGTGGTCGCCCCAACCGTCAGCTGGCGAGAGATGGTCAGACGTACACTCACACGTGCGCTCCTTCCATCGACGCCTTTGACGCTCAACGGAGGGCGGCCGACAAGACAGCCGACAAACTCACCTACGTCCCGGACTTCTGTGAAAACAGAGTCCAGGAATGTGGGGTCATGAAGGAAGCGGTTGCCAGCTCCGACCCTCTGGTTCTTCTTGCCCGAGACGTCATCTACCACACTGACGTCACAGACTACCTACAACAGGTGTTCAAGGACAGGAAAGCCAGGGGGCTCTCTACGAGGTTGGTCGTTTCGTACCGCACGTACGGCGACCTACCTGTCGGGGCCCACTCCATTCCCGCTGACGACCCGGAAGAGTACGTCATCATCAGGCCAGACGGGTCCATGCGCTCCTATCAGCGCGGAAACCTGTCGTACTACGAACATGCCAACAATAAGCCCATGTGGTACGGGTGCGGCCGTTGGCAGGTTCTGGCCACCATTGGCCGGACCCACGTTGGCCTACTCTCTTCCGGGTCTTGGGCTGTACCGGTCGGCCGTGCTCCTAAGCCAAGCGTGGGCTCCTCGTCCCTGCCGAACAGGAGAGGCGCCTACGTTCAGGCCAAGGGCACCCCTCTCCCCGGCGCGCCACCGGACGCCTTTCCCGCGGGGCCTGTGCCCGTGGTCCCCATTCCCGGCCCAGCGGTCTTCACCACCACCGCCGCTGGGCCGGCACCTCCCACAGCTCCGGTGTCAGCACCTCCGGCGGTCGTTTCGGCCCCACCGTCGAGGCCTCCTCCTGGGCCTTCCGCTCCAGGACCCAAGAGTACGGGCAGGGTCGACATTTCGTTCCCAAAGATCTTCATCGGATCCTCGCCCAGCTCGTCCACAGGCCCGTCATCCCCCTCGGGATCGGCGCTTTCGTCGGAAACGACCGTGGTCGATCCCCTGTGGCCCCCAAGGCACCGGCCAGACGCCGGGCCTACAACGCTGGGGTGTTACGACCTCCTGCGGTCCTTTTCCGACTTTCGGGGAATCCCTTTCCCCGAAACGGAGCTGGTCTGGGCAGGAGCCGGGGGAATTTACGTCGGCACGGGGTCGCAGGATATGGCGGGCGAGGAAGCACGGGGCATACCAGCCCCCCTCGCTTGCAAGATCATTGCCACCCTTACCGTACGGCTGCAGGACGATGAGAAGGGGGGCCCGGACAAGATGACGCCCTTCGTGGTCAACGCCATACGGACCCTCAACCTCGGGTCCGTCGCCGCCACTGCCGCCCAGACGGAGGCATTGCGCTGGTACCACGTGGCGGCCAAGCACGTGGCCATCTGGCACGCTGAGAGGATCGAGTTTGAAGGCAGGGCATTCGCCCGGCCAGTTCTCGAGTCAAGGAAGCGTCTGACCAGATACTGGGAGATAAAGAAACATTTCCAGAACCTCAAAGACGAGGTTGCTCTTTTCTTCCAAGCGGGGTTCTCGTCCGTCTCCACTTCTACGAGATGGCCAGAGTACTCCGTGGGCCCTTGCTTGGCCCTCACTCACGACCCTCCTACACCGGCCAACCTCCTATTCGCCGACACCCGGGACGGGGCTTCCAAGGCCGTGCGGGACTTCCTACACCGGACGGGGGGCTTGTCTGTGGTGGCGTGTTTCGTCCGGTCGGAGAGCTCACCTTTCTCTTTGCCGACCTGTTTCGGCATTAGCTCCACAAAGGTGTTGCGCATCGGGCCTTCCTTCGAGACGCGCCCTGCTTGCCCACAGCCCTGTGCCGCCAACGCGCTGATGGGTATGTTAGGCAGGCAGCTGGGGAAACAGGAGCGCCCCAGGCCAGACCCCGCCGCCGTAGCCCAGGTGGCCGACGTCCTCTACCGGGCTTTCGAGAGGGCACACAACAATCCGTTGCTCGTCCACCACGAAACGGAGCCGACTAGCCTTACCCTTCCTTTCGGGCACGTGTGCACCGTCAGAGAGTGGGTCAAGAGTTACAAGGGGGCGTGCCAGCAGCTCCTCCTACAGGGGTTCCAAGACGCCGCCAGCGGTGAGCCAATGAACTCCTCTGTCGCCGCCTTCGTCAAAAAGGAGTTCCAGGGGTATTACGCCCCGGGGGCCACAGTGCCGGACGACAAGGTCCCTCGGATCATTTCCGACCGCCACAAAAGGACCAAGGGCCCTGCCATTGGCCTCACCAGCACCATTGGCAAGGCCCTGGCCAGCCGTTTTCCAGCCATCGGGGTCTACGATTCCCCCGATTCCACCAAGGCTCAGATAGCGGCCTTTGCTAGGCGACATCACCTTCCTTCCCTCGCCACACTCTCCTTCGACATATCCCGCATGGACGGCCATTTGTGCCCTGCTCTCAGGGCCCAATTGGTCGATTTCGTCAAGCGGGTCATGTTCGACATCTTGGGGGACATCGGCGGGTTCGACGACTTCCGGAGGGTGGAGATGTTCTTTGAGAGCCTCGACGGTTCCAAAGATTGCGTCTACAGAGTGGGGGACAAACCACAGTCCCCCTTCTCCGCCTTTGGCACCAATTGGCTGTTCCTTTTGGCCGGCTCCAACTGCTCCGGCGACTTCTGGACCACCTTGTTCAACACCACCGTCAGCCTGTACTTCCACCATCAGGTGGCGACCAGGCTGTCTCTCGATCCTTTGGAGTGGTTTGTCAAGGTGTGTGGCGACGACGGCCTCGTCATAGGGCCGTACGAGAGGGCCAAGGAGTATTCCGAGGCCTTCTGCCAGGTGGCAGCCTCTCTCGGCTTCATAGCCACCACCGAGGCGGGGACCCTCTGCGGCGACGGCAACCGGGTCTCCTACTGTTCCAGGCACGTTTACGCCTGGTACGAGGGGCCCGACGTCGTGGTCGGGTACCCCCGCCTCTTGGGGAAGGCAATGATTTGCCTGAACCACACTCTGCAGCGGTTCCCCTTGGGGTCGAGCAACCACTGGGCTTACGTACGAGCCAAGGCGACTTCAGACATGACTTGGGCCCGCGGGTGGCCCGTCGCTCAGGCCCTCGTCGTTGGCACCCTGGAACAGAGGGAGGTCAAGACGGCTGGGTTTGAGGTCGATATCGATCTGGCGTACAAGCTCGTAGGCTACCACGTTGAGGGGCTCAACAAGAGGTTGTTGTATCGCGCGGCTAAAGCGGCTGCCGCGTCGATCGACACTTCTTGGCGGGAGCCAACCGACGAATGCAGAGAGGAGTTCTTCCACCACACCGGGGTGTCTCCCTCCCAACAGAAATCAATGGAGCAGGTCCTTCGCACAAGGGCCTCTCAGGGAGGGAATTTCCTGGATTACGAGGTGGGGGATTTGCTCCTATTGAGGTAACCGCCCTTCCCCAAAGCTCAGATCCCAACCGCGCTTGCCATGGTATTGGATAACCTTGCCTGGTTCGCCAGGAGACATTACGCGGTGAAGGGGTGGGACCCTGAAGATCTGATTCAAGGAAACGGTTGTGCCCTGGGCCACCAGAGCCGAAAGGTTTGCGCCCGGGGCACCAGGCCTCTTAAGTCCGGCTCACAACCGGCGCCTGACACAGAGTGAAAGCGTGAATGTTGTATACTACTGCATGTCAACAAAAGCTCACATCCCACCTTCATTAGCTTTGTCACCCACCGTCGGTTTCCAGGCTACCGGCGATTGTAACATAACATCACCGGTTGGCAAAGTCGGGTGTTCCTGTTTCTGCTGGAGAAATGCCCAAGATGGGAGGAACTCTCGTTCGGAACTCGGGACCGTCCAAGGGGTCAACCGTCAAGCAACCAGC